GGGGGTTCTGGTGCTGCTGCAACATGCTCTATCTCTACTACTTTTGGTGTGCAGAATGTTGTTGTTGGTGTTGCCGGAACTGGATACTCATTTACTCCAAATGTTAGTGTTGCTACTCCTCCATCAGGAATCAATACTGCTGTTCTTAATCCAATATTCACATCTTCTGCTGGTGCCGGTGCCGGAATCAATACTGTAAGAATTCTGAATTCTGGTATTGGTTATACATCCGGTCCAATAAGTCTCGAATTCTCCGGACCTACTTCTGGTATCGGAACTTTCTACTATAACGAAACGGTCACGGGTCAAAGTTCTGGAGTTACTGCTATTGTTAAAGACTTTGACTCTGGTGTTCAAGTTTCTACTGCAGGAACCATAACAGTTATTGGAGAAACCAAACTGAGAGTATCACTCAATACAGGAGAGTTCTTTGAAGGTGAAACTATTGTTGGATCTATATCAACTGCTACATATACTATAAAGACTCACGATCTTGATAGTCATGATCAACCCTCTGATTCTAATGAGGAAATTGAATTGGAAGCAGATTCATTATTAGATTTTAGTGAAAGTAATCCCTTCGGAGAATATTAATGTTAGGAACTTATTATTACCATGAAATAATACGAAAGACAATAATTTCTTTCGGAACTCTGTTTAATAACATTAATATTAAGCACAAAAAATCTGATGGAACGATTCTTGATGATATTAAGGTTGGTTTGGCATATGGACCACAGCAAAAGTATTTGGCAAAAATTCAAGAACAGGCAGAGTTGTCAAAATCAATTGCCATAACTTTGCCAAGGATGTCATTTGAGATGACAAATATTCAATATGATCCTACAAGAAAATCGGGAATAACACAAACATTCAAGGCATCAGATGGGACAAATTTGAAAAAAGTTTTTATGCCTGTTCCCTATAATATTGGATTTGAGTTAAGTATTTTTAGTAAGTTGAATGATGATGCATTACAAATTATCGAACAGATACTTCCATTTTTTCAACCATCATTTAATTTAACAGTAGATCTAGTAAGTTCTATTGGAGAAAAAAGAGACATACCCATAGTACTAGAAAATATTTCTTTCCAAGATGACTATGAAGGATCTTTTGAGAGTAGAAGAGCATTGATATACACTTTAAGTTTCACTGCAAAAACTTATTTGTTTGGTCCGGTTGCCGAAAGCACAGAAGGACTCATCAAAAAAGTTATTGTCGATCAACATTCTGGCACAAATACTCAAACAGCAAAACGAGAGGTCAGATATACCGTTACTCCAGATCCATCGGATGCAGGACCAAATGATGATTTTGGGTTCTCTGAAACTTGGACAGATTATGGTGATTCAAAAGACCTCAGTCCTACAAGACAAATAGATTTGTAATTTGATATGAAAAATAACTATGACGATTTGGATGAAGCACTTAATGTTGAGAGCAGCATTGTTGAGGTTGATAAAACACCTAAATCTATTGATGTTGCTGCTCCAAAATCTGCATCAAAACCAGAGGATATTAAAAAGGATTATGATTATACCAGAGCAAATTTATATTCTTTGATTGAAAAAGGTCAGGAAACTTTGAATGGTATAATGGAACTTGCCAGCGAAGGTGGAAGTCCCAGAGCATACGAAGTTGCAGGTCAACTCATTAAATCAGTTGCTGATACGACTGATAAATTAATGGACCTTCAGAAAAAGGTAAAAGAGGTAGATGAAGAATCAACAAGTAAAACTAGCAGTGTCACAAACAATGCAGTGTTTATTGGTTCTACCTCAGACTTATCAAAAATGTTAAAGAAAGGATTTTTAGATAGTAATTCCGAAAAATAGTTTTGTATTTAAATTATGACTGATAGTGTATACCTAGGTAATCCCAACCTAAAAAAAGCAAATACGCCGATTGAATTTAGTGAAGAACAAATCATTGAATTTCTTAAGTGTAAAGAAGATCCCGTATATTTTGCAAATAATTATATAAAAATTATTTCTCTGGATGAAGGATTGACACAATTCCATCCATATCATTTTCAGAAAAAATTAATTAATAATTTTCATAACAACAGATTTAATATCTGTAAGATGCCACGACAGACTGGTAAATCTACAACTGTTATTTCATATCTTCTTCATTATCTTATTTTTAATGATAGTGTCAATATTGGTATTCTTGCAAACAAAGCAGCAACTGCCAGAGAACTTTTAGCAAGACTTGCAACAGCATATGAGAATCTTCCTAAGTGGATGCAACAGGGCGTATTAGTTTGGAATAAAGGTAATATTGAATTAGAAAACGGAAGTAAAATTTTAGCAGCATCTACATCTGCAAGTGCTGTCCGAGGAATGTCATTTAACATTTTGTTTCTTGACGAATTTGCATTCGTTCCAAATCATGTTGCAGATTCTTTCTTTGCATCTGTTTATCCTACTATTACTTCCGGTAAAAACACCAAGGTAATTATCGTATCTACGCCACATGGTATGAATCACTTCTACCGTATGTGGCACGATGCTGAGAGGGGTAAGAACGAATATATCCCGACTGATGTCCATTGGAGTGAAGTTCCCGGCAGGGATGCCGAATGGAAGGATACTACGATTGCAAACACATCTGAACAACAGTTTAAGGTTGAGTTTGAATGCGAATTCTTAGGTTCTGTTAATACACTAATCAATCCATCAAAACTTAGAAACCTTGTATATGAAGATCCGATAAAAAGAAATGCCGGTCTTGATATCTATGAGAATCCAATAAAGGAACATAATTATATAATGACTGTTGATGTTGCAAGAGGACTTGGAAATGATTACTCTGCATTCATAGTTTTTGATACAACAGAATTTCCATATAAAGCTATTGCCAAATACAGAAACAACGAAATAAAACCAATGTTGTTTCCAAATATTATTCTTGATGTTGCTAAAGCATATAATCAAGCATACTTAATGATAGAAGTAAATGACATTGGAGATCAGGTTGCAAGTATTCTTCAATACGATTTAGAATATCAAAATATTTTAATGGCTTCCATGAGAGGAAGAAATGGTCAGATTGTCGGACAGGGATTTTCTGGAAAGAAAACTCAACTCGGTGTGAGAATGACTGCCGCAGTTAAAAAATTAGGATGCTCTAATTTAAAGACACTTTTAGAGGATGATAAGTTACTTACGGTAGATTATGATATCATTTCAGAACTAACTACATTCTCTCAAAAACATAATTCTTTTGAAGCAGAGGAAGGATGTAATGACGACCTTGCAATGTGTCTTGTTATTTTTTCTTGGTTAGTGCAACAAGAATATTTCAAAGAAATGACTGATCAGGATGTAAGAAAAAGATTGTACGAAGATCAAAGAGATCAGATAGAACAGGACATGGCTCCATTTGGATTTATATCTGATGGATTTGAGGATAGTGGTAGTTTTGTAGATAATAATGGAGATCGTTGGCACACTGATGAATATGGCGATAAATCATATATGTGGGATTATATGTGATGGACTTTGATGATCAACTAGAACTTGAACATCTTCTTTTTTATGAAAGAAAGTGTAGAGTTTGTGGTCAGAAAAAAGATTTAATGGATGGATTTTACTTGATAAGGAAGGGTAGAGGAACTTTGCCATCGGCATATTCTTATGAATGTAAAGAATGTACAAAAAATAGAATATTGAAAAAAAGAAAAGATAAAGGTTTAAAAAGTGTGTGGGAATATCCAGATTGGTAATGTTCATGCATTGTTTCCCCAATGAAAATACCCGTTTTAATAAATATTTTTAGAATAAACTAGGACTGAGAGAGGAACTTAAGATGCCGCTAAATTTAGCATCTCCCGGTATTGTCGTAAGAGAAGTAGACCTTACTCAAGGAAGAATTGACTCTTCAACTAATAAGACAGGCGGAATGGTTGGTGCTTTTGCACAGGGACCAGTAGAATTGCCAACCCTTGTTGGAAACGAAAATGATTTACTGAATAATTTTGGTCAACCATATGGTTCTGATAAGCAATATGAAACCTGGATGGTTGCTTCATCATTCCTAGCATATGGTGGATCATTAAGAGTTGTAAGAGCAGATGACGACGATCTGAAGAATGCTGTAGATAGTAGTAATAGTACTACAAGCATTAAAATTAAAAGTACAGATCATTATGAGGAATTGGGTTATGACGAGAATGTCGTTCCTAATGTAATTGTCACTGGCAAAAACCCCGGTTCTTGGGCAAATGGAATTAGAGTTGCTATTCTTGATTGTAAGGCAGACCAAATTCTAGAACTTCCTTCTACAGGAATTGCCACTGTAGGATTGGGTGTAACTCAATCTATCAGTAGTGTTCTTCCTGGTGTTGGTGCAGGAACAACTCTTGACGGAGTTCTGAAAGGAATCATTACTCAAGTTGAGGGAGCACAAGCATACGTCAAAGTCGTATCTCATGTTTCTGCTGCAGGAACAGAGACTGCTGTTGATTATCAACAGAACGGAATTTATCAGTTTGGTACATCAAATAATATTACAGTTGTTACTAACGCTGGAGTTGCTGCTGCACATACAAGTGTCAATGCAACAGCAGATTGGTTTGATCAACAGACTCTTGCAACTTCAACAAATAATGTTGGTGTTGGAACTAGTGTAGCAACTATTCAGTGGAATATTCTTGCTGATAGACCAGGAACTTCTGATTATGCTTCGGCAAGAGGAGCAAGATTTGATGAACTTCATGTTGTAGTTCTTGATGGAGACGGAAAAATTACCGGAAATGCCGGAACTGTTCTTGAAAAGCATCTAAATCTTTCCAAAGCAAAGGATGCAGAGTTTTCCGTTGGTTCTCCTGCTTATTGGAGAAAATATCTAAAAACTAATTCAAACTTCATTTTTGGTGGTGGTGCTCCCACTGGATTAACAACTACCGGATTTAGTGCTGCCTTCACCGAACAGGGTGATTTTGGTTGGGATCAGAATGCCAAAGGAATTATATTTGGTGCAACTGGAAAACAAGACCTGACTTTGGTAAGCGGCAAAGATTATAATGGTTCTTCCGGAATCGGAACAGTTGATAGTTTGAAAGCAACTGTTTCTAAGTTATCAACAGGATATCAGTTATTCCAAAATAATGATGCTTATGCAGTAGATTTCCTATTGATGGGTTCGGGAAATCACAGTAAGACAGAAACGCAAAATCTTGCTCAACAAGTTATTGCAGTTGCTGACATCAGAAAAGATGCAGTCGCATTTATTTCACCTTATAGAGGTGCATTCATAAATGACTCTTCTGCCGGTTCAGTAACCGTTAATAGTGATGTTGATATTACTAATAATGTTCTGAGTTTCTATTCACCATTAACATCATCATCCTATGCTGTATTTGATAGTGGATACAAGTACATGTATGATAGATTTGCAGATACTTTCCGCTATGTGCCTCTGAATGGCGATATTGCCGGAACATGTGTCAGAACTGACATTAATAGTTTCCCCTGGTTCTCTCCAGCAGGAACTGCTAGAGGTGCCATTCTTAATGCAGTTAAACTTACATACAACCCATCAAAAGAGCAAAGAGACGTTCTGTATTCTAACAGAATTAACCCAGTCATATTCCAGGCTGGTTCAGGAATCATTCTTTTCGGAGACAAAACAGCACTTGCCAAGTCTTCGGCATTTGATCGCATCAATGTTCGTCGCTTATTCATCTATCTGGAAAATGCCATTGAGGCAGCTGCCAGAGATCAAT